TAATAAATTTTATCATTTACATTACTTTGTACCTCAGTACTAGGTAAAGATAAAATATAAACAACTTCATTTTCTAAAGGATAATTTTTATCATTAGGAAATAAAGGTTTAGCATAATCCTCTGTTGTAAAATCTCCTGATGGGGAGGGGGCATTTAATCTTGAGAAAAAGATAGATCCAAGAGAACTCCATTCACCATATTTTTTAAATGCTTCAGGCTCAGCTTTATCATCTAACATTACAAACTTTACCCTTGCAGCAAATATCCCTTCTTCCCCAATACCCTTGGAGGTAGGTTTATTTATTGAATTAAGTCCTGTTACTGGTTTAGGCATCTTTCTCCTTATTGTTTTGGAGTTTCTCCATTTCAGCTAATAATTGTTCTTTTTCTTCGTCAGTGATTCCTAAACCACCATCATCAGTTACATTTTGAAGAGCTCTTTGAACAATAGTAGCCATTTTAATTAGCTGTTCGTCATTTTTAACCCCAATTTCCATATACTCTTTTATAAGGGGTACAATAAGGGTTGCATCCCCTATTTCCTGAACTAAAGGTTTTAATTCTGAAATTAGGGCAGATACTTGTGCTTCTTTTTTCTTTTGGTTGTTATAAATCTCCTCTAAGATGTCGGAGAATTTTTTCCCACCAAATACTACTGAATCGAGTTGTCCCATAATTTTATTTATAAATATATTTAAATAAAATCTTTAGGAAGGAAAATACCCGCGATCAAGGTAAAACATATATTTTTCCTTGAAAATATCATATAATTTGTTAGCTATTTTGGTGATTTTGGGAGTTTTTACGTCTACCATTTCTCTAATATAGATGTAAAGTGCTTTTTTATTAAAAACATCTATATTTTCCCTTTTTCTAAATAATTCTAGAATGGCATCTGCTATTGCAGCATCATTTCCTTTTGGAAAAATTTCATATATGTGTTCGGTACAATACTCTACATATTTGTCAATAAAGAATGAAAGACGATCTTCGTATTTATACTCTCTAGGAACATATTGATCAGCATCACTAAAATCTTCATCATCTACAATATTGTAAGTATCGCTTTCAGCTCTTTTAGAAATTATAAAACTAGGATCGGATGTGTCTAATTGAGAATATCCATTTAATTCAGATACTCCTACACTGTTAACTTTGTTTGAGTAATTCTTTTGATTATAAACAATTAACCATCTTTTTACAATTGTGCCAAAATAAGAATAGGCTTTAGCCCCCTTAGCGGGATCAAATAAGTGGATTTTACTCAACAAGAATGTCATAATTTCATGTTGGAGATCCTCTAAATTTTCTACTTCAGTATAATAGAATTTAAATGTATGGATAATATTTTCGGTAAGTTTGTAAAAAGGCCAATGAATATGTTTTTCATAAATTCTACTTCTTTCTTCGGGATCGGAAGAGCGATTGTATCTAACAATCGCATCTTCTGTTTCCTTAGTAAAGTAAACTCTTTTTTGCTTTTTACTCTTATGTTTCCTAATTATATGATCCATTATAGATTTTTCAGCTGAAACTCATTTAAAATTTCTTGGATTTGTTTAAGACCTTTAAAGAAAAAACCTACTTCATCATCGGATTCAAATGAACCTTTATAGTCTAATTTTTGAATTTTGACTTCAGATGCTTCTATAACTTTAGAAATTTGATCAAGATACTGGAGATAACCTACTACAATATCTTCTTGGCGTTCATTTTTCTTCATAAGGTTAATGGTCGTATATCCTAAGACTACGACCAAAACCGAAAGAATAATAATAATTATTGTTGTTATTGACATTACAAATTATCTAACATATTCATCAATCCCTCACTCTTGATTGAACCAAGGGCTTTAGATTTAGTTGATGAAGATTTTTTATTGGTATCTAATGTAAAATTTTCTTTTGGGGCATCCAAGCTACCTTTTAACTTAGGTAACCACTCACGTTCAAATTCAATACGCGCTGCCATCAAGTCTGCCTGGTGGAGAATAAAAGGTAAGCAAGTTCGTGGTTTTTGTTCGGGCATGTATGTAAATAGATACTTTTTGTTTGCTTCATCATATAAACCATCATGGGTTTGAATAGCTAACATTTCATTAAAAGTATACTGAATGCCATGAGATTGAAGAAGATATAATCCTCTATCTGGGACTGAAGCAAATGGGACTTTATTATTAAACATATAATCCTCTCCAAGTTTATCCCTTCTCCATTTGTCAGTCTGGGGGATGTAGGATTCGTTTTCTTCATCTCCCATTTTACCTAAATCGTGGTTAATAGCAGAGAATACAAGTTCTTCTTTAGTAAATGTAGACATATCTGCTCCTTCTTCAGCCCAAAGATCATATTGTTTAAGGGCACAACGAACAACACGATTTACGTGTTCAACATATCCACCAGGAAAAGCGTTGTGATACTCTTTTTTATGAGCAGCAGGCATCAACATAATACGTTCTTGGTATTTGTTATAAAAATCAAGAAGTTTTTGTTGACGATCTCCCGAAATATGGGATTTAATATTAACAAGGAATAATTCCCAATTAGATTGGATGTCTTTTGCTTCTAAAACCATAACTTTTATTTAAAATTAACCGTTTTTAAGGGGACTATAATCTCGTTCAATCATAGATTTTAAATCTTCAACAGTATTTTCTAATGATTTAAGTTCATCTTTAAACTGTTGGACGGAACTTTGACGGCTAAGTAAAAACTTAAGTGTTTTGATTCTTCCCTCAATTTGGGAGAATCTTTTGTCGACCAATTCTTTATTTCTCATAATAACATTATTTAATATTTGGGAATATACCTATTTACTATTTGGGAATATACCAACCCCCCCTCGTTCATCCAACCTATCCTCCCTATCTCTCTTATTTCCTTAATCCCCGTATTATAAAGGTAAAAGAAGAAAGATTGGTATCCAAGCTTAGTTAGTAAATTCTTTTGATTTATCCAAAATTTTCTTTAAATGGGCACATTTTTCATACTCTTCTAGTTCCTGGAAGAAGTGTATGCCTAATTCTAGAGCGGTGTCAAGATATTCGTCTGTATAATGTATGATACCCTCTAAGTGAGATTCTTCTTTTAAGTCTATTTTCTTAATGTAAGACCAAGCTCTATTATAGGTAACAAATTCACCTGCTTCTTTCATTTCGATGACATCAAATTCTTGGTTTGCTTCTTTAAAGAATTTAATTACTTTTTTATTAAAATTTATATGATTAAGGATAAGCTTTTTATACATCCCCACCCAGTAAACAGGGGTATCTTTAAAATCTAAATAAACAGTATCTTTCCTACTCTCAGAATCATCATCTGAAGAAGAGAATAATCCGAATACATTATTTATATCAATCATTTTCTTATACATACTACATCTCAGAAGCTCCCCCTTTTATCCTATGTAGAGCATACTCCCATCTTTCTCTTACATTTTTAAATTTATGCTTATCTTGGTTTTTCATTTTAGCAAGTTGGGCATCAAATTTTTCTTTTAATCCACAAGAATGAACTTCTTCATAGATTTCATGTAATACATCTTCAGTGTAACTCATGCCTATTCATTTTAGGGTTATTTGGGTTGATAAATATGCGGAAGGGGAGGGATTCGAACCCCCGGTACCTTGCGGTACGCCGGTTTTCAAGACCGGTACAATCGACCAACTCTGCCACCCTTCCAAGATTTACGTCAAATGTAAATAATAAAAGGGTACAATCCAAGTTATTTTATCTAAATACAGTAATATGCCCCTGTTCTTTAACTACTTCAGCTCTTCCAACTTTTTTTCCTTGTACTATATAAACGTAAACTCCATCAGCTACATAATAATCTCCCCCTCTTACACTACCATCCCAAAAAGGGTATGAATCAAATGAACTTCCATAGTCATGGTAAATTTCTTCACCCCATCTATTATAGATCCAAAATTCAACATCTTCCCAACAATATAAATCATATATAATTTGCCATGTGTCATTAAACCCATCATTATTAGGAGTAAAAGTATTTGGGATATGGAGAGTAGTCCAATCAGGGCAATCTATACCCGGAGGATCTTCTTCACAAGGCAATCCAGTATTACAATCAATCCAAATTTCTTGAACTATATACTCTGTAATAGTATCTGTTAAA